CGACCAAGCCTGACTTGATCTGGGATGACGTGGCCGCCTACACCGCCCGCCAGGCAGCGTTCATCTCGGCCGATCCGGCGCGGCCGACGCAGACTGGTGAGCTGGTCGGTTCCACCCCGGCTCCCTCCGGCGAGCGCTTTGTCTTCCTGGAGCGCAGCGCTCTACTGAAGAACGGCATTGCGACGCAGAAGTATGTAGGCTCCGCAGTCCAGATCGAGCGTGCGCGAACGACTTACCAGCGCAACAGCTACGGCCAGCCCGACGATTCGTACTACGACTCGGAGACGATGCATATCAGCGGGACCGTCATGCGCCGCCTGCAGTCGATCATCACCAGCAAGTATGGCCGACACAAGCTGGCCAATGACGGGACCAAGTACGGGCCGGGTGACGCCATCGTGACGCCTTCGGTGATTCGCAATGAGCTCATCGGCGAGTATCAGCAGATGGAGACGGCCGGCCTGGTGGAGAACTCGGCGCTGTTCGCGAAGTATCTGATCGTGGAGCGCGACGCGAACAATCCGAATCGCCTGAACGTGCTGTTCCCACCCGACTACGTGAACCAGCTGCGTATCTTCGCGCTGCTCAACCAGTTCCGGCTGCAGTACGCGGAAACGGCGTAAGCCTCCTCGATCAACCCTTATCGGCCCGGCTAGTCCGGGCCGTCTTATTTGGAGAATCCTATGGGACAAAAAACAGCAGGCGATTGCTACGTCAAGGTGGACGGCGACCAGATCGTGGTCAGTGGTGGCTGCGAAGCGCCGCTCACCGATACCACCCGCGAGACGGTGGTGACGGGCTACTTCTCGGAAAAAGAGCGCACGCCTTATATCAAGTGCGATGCGGTCGATACGCCGAACTTCCCACGCGCCAAGCTGGCCGATGGCACGAACATGACCGTGACCTGCGAATTCAAGAACGGGCGCACCTACGTGCTGACCGGTGCTTACTTGGTAGGCGACCCGACCACCTCGGGCGATGACGCAAAGGCCGGCCTCGAATTCCATGGCATCAAGGGGACCTGGCAATGAAGCTCTCCAAGCCCATCATGGCCCATGGCCAGGAGCTCACTGAGATCATCCTGAAGTCGCCGACCGGGCCTCAGATCCGTGCGGCCCGTGCCTTGCCCTATTGGATGGCCGGCGACAACGCCATGGCGATCAATACCGAGGCGGCATCGCGGCTGCTGGTGGCCTGCGCTGCTATCCCTCAATCCTCGGTCGACCAGCTGGCGGCAGTGGATCGCAACCAGTTGTACTGGGAGGTCGCGGGTTTCTTCATGGGCCAGGAGAACGAGGAAGAGGTGCAACTGCCGTTCGATCTCAAGGAGCCGACCGGCAAGTTCACGCGGGAGGTCAAGGCCTTGCCGTACTGGGTCTCTCCGGATGGCTCCATGACCATCAACACGGACGCCGCCGCCAAGTACCTGCTGCACTGCTCGGGCAAGGAGCAGGAAGCCCTGGACGAGCTGTCGGCGCGGGAGATCAATTCCTTGTATTGGGCGGTCGCAGGTTTTTTCTTGGGTGGGACTTCCGAGACGACAGCGAGCTGATCAATATCGCCTACGAGTGCGCGTGGTTCTGGCAGGTTGATCCTGAAGTTGAGCTGTCGCGACCGATCTCGCAGCTGATGGAGCATCGGTCTCAGGCCTGGCGTATAGAGCAAATGAGAGATAGGGATGGCAGATAAATTTCAGTTGAAGGCGCTGATCACCGGCGTCGACAAGCTGTCTCCGACGCTGGCTGGCATTCGGAAGAACATCGCGTCGTTTCGGAAGCAGCTGACATCGAGCAGCCTGGGCGAGAAGATCTCGCTCGGCGAGCTGGTGCAGGGCGGGGCCTTTGCGGCCACCATGATTGCCGCCACGAAGTCGGCTATCGACTTTGAATCGGCGATGGCCGACGTTAAGAAGGTGGTCAATTTCGATACGCCGGCCCAGTTCAAGCAGATGAACCAGGAGGTGCTGCAGATGTCGCGGCGCCTGCCGATGGCGGCAAAAGATATCGCGGCCATCGTGGCCGCCGGTGGCCAGGCTGGCTTTGATCGCAGTGAACTGCCTCGCTTTGCCGAGGATGCGGTCAAGATGGGCGTGGCCTTTGACCAGACCGCCACCGACGCGGGCGAGATGATGGCGAAGTGGCGTACCTCGTTCCGGATGACGCAGGATGAGGTTGTCGCGCTGTCTGACAAGATCAACTATCTCGGCAACACCGGTCCCGCGAAGGCCAAACAGATCTCGGCCATCGTCACGCGCATCGGGCCTCTGGCCGAGGTGGCAGGCTTGGCCTCGGGCCAGATCGCGGCCATGGGTGCCACGCTGGCCGGTGTCGGCATCCAGGAGGATGTCGCCGCCACCGGTATGAAGAACTTCTTCCTGACCTTGACGGCCGGGGCCTCGGCCACCAAGCAACAGCAGCAGACCTTCAAGGCATTGCGGCTCGATGCCAAGAAGCTGGCTGTCGATATGCAGAAGGACGCCCAGGGAACGATGCTGCGGGTCCTGACGGCGGTGAGCAAGGTCGACAAGCCCAAGCAGGCATCGGTGCTGCAGCAGCTCTTTGGACGGGAGTCGATTGAGGCGATTGCGCCGATGTTGACGAACCTGGACAAGCTGAAGGAGAACCTGGACAAGGTCACGGATGCCACCAAGTTCGCCAACTCCATGAATCAGGAGTATGCGGCGCGAGCGGCGACCACCGCGAACAACATCCAGTTGTTCACCAACCGGGTGATTGCGCTGGGCATCAACGTCGGCAACGTGATGCTGCCACCGCTCAATAGCTTGCTGGCGGTCGCCGGGCCGATCACGGATGGGATTGCCTCGATGGCTGCAGCCAATCCTTGGCTGATCAAGGGCCTGGTGGGCGCCGCAGTAGGCTTCGTCGGCCTGCGTATCGCCGTGCTGGGCGCGACGTTGGCGACAAAGCTGTTCCTGGCCGTCTCGAACCTGACGCCTATCGGCATTGCCGTGCGTCTCATTGCGTTGGCAGCCGGCTTTCTGATCGCGAATTGGCGATCAGTCGGGCCGTTCTTCAGCCAGATGTGGGACGTCGTCAAATCCGGCTTCGCTGCTGGATGGGAGTTCATGAAGACTGTGTTCGGCTTTACGCCACTGGGCATGATCATCAAGAACTGGGAGCCCATCGTTGATTGGTTCAGCAAGATGTGGGACCGCATCCGCCCTTATGTGCAGCCGTTGATCGATGGCTTCAATTTCGTATTTAGCCGCAAGGCGCCCGCCGTGGCCGGTGGCTTTGGTGGGGCAGGACCCTCTGGTGTCCCTGGTGTCTTCCCGAGCGTAGGTGGTGCTGGCGCAGGCGGGGGTGTTTCGGGCGATGCGAGTTCCGCGCCAGGTGGCGGTCCCGCTGGGTGGCGCCAGCAGCTGATCGCCGGCGCAGGGCGTGCCGGTGCGACTGCAAACATGAAAGGTGAGATGGTGGTGCGGTTCGAAGATGCACCAGCTGGCATGCGGGTCGATTCCGGTCAGTCCAACCAGCCTGGACTGAACATCACGCCGAAGGTCGGCTACAGAACATTGGGACGGAACTAATGAGCGATTGGAAAAAGCGGCTCAAGCCGGCCTCCTTCCGAGGCGTCCCCTTCCGCGTCAATACGGAGACCTCCCCGGTCGGCCGGGATGTGGTGGTGTTTGAGTATCCAGGCAAGGACAAGCCCCGCGTGGAGGATATGGGGCGCAAGACGCGAACCATTCGTTTTGTTGCCTTCGTGATTGGCCCAGCTTGCCTGGAAGAGCGCGACGCTCTACTGGCCGCACTGGACAAGCCGGGCGAAGGAGAGCTCGTCCACCCCTGGTACGGGCGGATGAAGGTGACTGCCACTAGCGACTGTACTGCCAGCCATAGTTGGGACGAGGGCGGTGTGGTTCGCTTCGAGCTGGTCTTTGTGGAAGGTGGCGAACTCGGGTTTCCCGTCGCGACAGCAAACACTGCACAGCAAGTGCAGACGTCTGCAACATCGGTCAAGGATTCGGCGCTCACTCGGTTCTCCGAAGCGATGGCAGCGGTGAACATGGCCAGGGTGAAGGTGGGGGCCATCCAGGCGAACGTGGCGGCGGTGTACGGAGCAATCAATAACTACATCAAGCCGCTCTCCTCGCTCTTTTCCTCGACCGGCGCCATGGTGGATTCCCTCTTGAGTGCGCCCTCTTCCTTTGGTGCGACGGTCTTCTCGACTTTGGCCGACCTGGAGCGGCCTTTCAGCAGTTTTGGCAGTTCGGGTAGCGCCGTGTCGAGCAGTGGAGCGGCGATCACATCACTCGCTCAAGCGCCGGTCTCGGGTGGTCCGGATGCGCAAGGTGTGCAGACCGCCCTGGTGGCGCTGATGCAAGATGCGGCGACTTACAACGGCATGCTCGATGCCGCGGCTGTCCCGATTCCAGCACCAGCAGCAACCGTAAGCGCGACGCCGAGCTTGGATATGCAGGCAGCCACAGTGACGACACCTGCAGAGGTGCCGGTCACTGATGATATCGCGGCTGCCAGGGATGACCTGGCCGAAGCCGTCTTCCAGTACGCCTTGTATTCGCCTCTTGGTCACTATGAGACGCTCAATGCTGCACGGCAGGCGGTGAATGCTCATCTCTCTGCTGTAGCGCGTGCGGGCGTCAGGCTGCGGACCGAGACGCCGGCCTCAACGGTGCCGGCACTGGTGCTGGCCTACCGACTGTACGGGGATGCATCGCGGGGAACAGAAATCGTGTCCCGAAACCGTATCCGGCATGCCGGCTTCGTGCCTGCGGTCGAGTTGCAAGTGGCGAGGTCGTGATGGCTGAGCGTGGAATCGTGACGTTGACCGTCAATGGGCAGGACTACGCCGGCTGGATGGATGTCGACATTGGGGCGGGCGTCTTGCGCCTGGCGCGAGATTTTACTTTGACCGTGACCTGGGATTGGCCTGGTAACGAGCGTGGCGAGGTGCGTATTCGCCAGGGTGATCGATGCGAGGTGCACATTGATGGCGAATTGGTTCTCACCGGCTACGTCTTTGGCACGCCTGTGCGGCACGAAGCGAAGTCGATTTCCCTCTCGATCAAGGGCCGATCCCTCACGGCGGATCTGGTGGACAGCTGCCCGGACGACAAGCCTGGGCAGTGGCGCAACCAGATCATCGAGAGCATTGCCCGCGCCCTGGTGAAGCCCTACGGCGTCACGGTGGTCAATGAGGCCGGTGACCGCACGATGGTCAAGGACCATACGGTCAAGCCTGGTGAGACGGTGTTCGAATCCTTGGACCGGTTGCTGACCCTCTCCCGGCTGTTGGCGATGGATGACGGTCGCGGCCGAATGGTGATGGTCAGGCCTGGGAGTGCTGGGCGGGCGCATGATCGACTGGCTTACGGCGAGAACATCTTGACCGGCGAATCGGATCTGGACTTCTCGAACGTGTTCTCTGAATACGTGGCCAAGGGCCAGCAGTCGGGCAGCGATGACGACGATGACGAAGAGAACAGCGCGCAGGTTGCAGCCTCGGCCGTGGATACCCGGATCTCTCGTCATCGGCGCCTGGTGATCCGGGAGTCCGGGCAGATCACTAAGGAATTGGCGCAATGGCGGGCCGACTGGGAGCGCGAAAGCCGGATCAGCCGTGCGCTCGAAGCGACCTACACAGTGCAAGGCTGGCATCAGTCCAATGGCGCATTGTGGTTGCCGAACATGGTGGTGCGCGTGGTCGACCGGATTATCGGCTTTGACCGCGACATGCTGATTTCGGAAGCGAACTACAAGCGCTCTCGCTCTGCCGGCACGACAGCCGTATTGAAGGTCGCACCGCCGGATGGCTTCGAGCCCGAACCAAATGACAAGCGCAAGCGCATGAAATTGAAGAAATCGAAAGATGGCTTCGAATACCTGCTGCCTGCAGATTGGGAAAGGAATTCATGAGTAACGACAGTCCAATCGCCAGATGCACCGTGGTGATGACCAAGCCTGGTCAGCGCCGCCAGCGCCTACAAGTCAGCATCCTCGAGGGGGAGGGCAAAGATGACGTGGAGCTATTCGAGCAGTACGGCATCACCTCCATCCCTCTCTCCGGTGCGGGTGGCCTGGCGCTGTTCTTTGATGGTGACCGCTCTCACGCGGCAGTCATCATGCCCAGCGACAAGCGCTACCGTCCCACCGACCTGAAGCCGGGCGAGGTGGCCATCTACACGAATGAAGGTGCGCGGATCGTGTTGAAGCAGGGGCGCATCATCGAGGTCGAGTGCGATGTTTATCGGGTCAAAACGAAGCGGTACGAAGTGATCGCCGAGGAGGCGGTCAGCGTCACCACCGGTGACTACAAGCTCGATGCATCAGGTACTGCCGAATCGACCGGCCCGATGGAGATTCCTGAGGTGATCGTTGATGGCATCCCGATTGGGAAGCACTTCCACCAAGAGCACGATGGGCCGCCCACCGGTCTGCCGCAGGCAGGAGGTGGCGGATGATCCTGACGCTTTCTGAGGATGATCGCCGCGCCGTCCTGTGGCGCGCCGCCATCATCAGTCTTTTTAGCTGGCGACGCGCTGATCCTTCCGACCCGAACGATGGAGCTGATCCCCTCGGCTGGTGGGCCGATAGCTACCCCACGGTGGCCGATGACAAGATCGGCTCCCGTGTGTGGCTGCTGCAGCGCAGATCCATCACGGACGACGCACTCCGCGACGCGGTCGCATTCGGTGAAGAGGCGCTAGCCTGGTTCGTCTCAGATGGACATGCCAGCAAGGTCACGGTGACGGCTGCTCGAAGCGGTAACGAGGGCGTGACGATGAGCGCTGTCATTGATCTGCTGGGCGACGAGCCGCTGCAGATCGAGATCGATGATTTTTGGAGGGTAATCAATGCCGTTTAGCATTCCTGGCCTTGTGGCCTTGATTAAGCGGGTGAGGGGAGACCTGGTGCCTGCTACCTCATCCGGCGCGCTTCGTCGGACAGACGCCGAAGTGCTGTCCCGCGTGCATAGCGGCGTGGCGGCCGGCCTCTACCAGCACCAGGACTACATTGCTGCACAGAGTCTGCCCGATAGGTGCGACGAAGAGATGCTCCTTCGCTACGCCCAGTGGCGGCTTGGTAGAGGGTATCGAGCAGCAACCTACGCCACTGGATTTATGGAGTGCGAAGGGCAGGCCGGTGCGCCAATTGACGCCGGCACTCTCTTCCAGGCTCCGGACCGGAGTCAGGTGGTCGTGGCGGCAGATACGGTGGTCAACGGCGTGACGGTTGTCCCGATCCGTGCGGCGAGTGCCGGTGTGGTCGGTAACCTTGACGGTGGTACGAAGCTCACAGCGGTGTCTCCTGTGCTGGGCGTGAATGACGAAGCGGTGGTCACGTCAGCGGGCATGACTGGTGGCGTCGACCAAGAGACGCTCGAGCAGCTGCGGGCAGCGGTGCTGCGCACTTATCGGATCGTCCCGCAGGGGGGCTCTGCCGACGACTATGAGACCTGGGCGCTGGAGTATCCCGGCGTGACAAGGGCCTGGACGCGGCGCAACTGGGTCGGGCCTGGCACGGTGGCGGTGTTCATCATGTGCGATGGGGATGATGATCCCTTTCCGAATGAGGCGTTCCGTGCAGCAGTGTTCGATTACATCGACAAGAGACGCCATGCCACCGGCGAGCTCTACGTGCTGGCGCCGACGCCCAAGCCCACTGTCTACCAGATCAAACTCACCCCGGATACGGGGCCGGTTCGTGCGGCTGTACGGGCGGCGCTGAAGGCGTTGATCCTGGCCGAAGCATCGCTTGGAGTCACCTTACTGCGAAGTCATCAGGATGAAGCGATAAGTGGCGCGGCCGGTGAGGAGGATCACGAGATGGTGGTGCCGGCAGAGAACGTCACTGTGCTAAGCCACGAGATCGCGACTTTCGGAGATATCGAATGGCTATGACCGAAGCGGACTATCTGGAGCAGATGCGCCAGCTGCTGCCACCTGGTCCGGCCTGGGATCGCGAATTTTACGGCGCCGAGGTCGACCAGGTCTTGCAGGGACTGGCGCCGGAATTTGCGCGAATTGATCAGCGCAGTGAAGCGCTCCTGGCCGAGATCTACCCGCCGACGATGCGAGAGTTGGTTCCGGACTGGGAATCCGTCATGGGCTTGCCTGATGAGTGCCTTCCCGATGATCCAAGCTTTGACCAGCGTAAGGCGGCCGTGCTTCGGCGACATATGGCGCAAGGTGGCCAGAGGCTGGACTATTTCGTGGGCCTGGCCAGGGAGCTGGGCTATCCCGACGCAACTGCCGTTGAGTGGCGAGCACCTCGCTTCGGCCGCTCGCGTTTTGGCAAGGCCAGATTCGGCAGTTGGTCGGCGCAATTCATCTGGACCATCAAATTAGGACGGCGACATGCCGGCGGACGGCGCTTTGGCGTCGCGGTATGGGGCGAGCGCTTCGGAGCGAACCCCAGTGAAGCTGTTGAGTGCGTGATTAAGCGCTGGGCGCCGCCGTTCACCGTGGTGTTCTTCGAATACGAATAAAGGGAAAGAAATGGATTATCCGAAATCTGTGGCAGGCGTGGGCCTGGTCAACGGCAAATTTATCGACGAGAACGAACAGACCGGGCAGCAAGGGTCGCT